GTGGTATCAAAAACAAAACATATGTTCGACGATTTCCCCAACACAATTGCCAAAAGTGTCGTAAACATCACTGTCAACAAAGGTGTCAATTAATGTCAACTATGTTATTACTAATGTCAAGTAAATTGTTACTAAAAATTTGTATTTTGGTGTTGAATAATATTTACTAATATGTTATCATTAAATTAAGGAGGATGGTAATGATGTGGATATTAATTCAGCATAATGAAAATAATACTCGTTTTAAATATGTTACATCTCATGATTATAATGCTATAATTTCTTATATAAATAAGTTTAATGGTGTTAAGAAATATAGTGATTACCTATTTATTTCTAATATCAATAAAATTATTTTTGAAATTAAGTTAGGAGAGGATTTAGATTATGCAAGGAAAGAAATACAAAAGAACAAGAAAAAGAAGTTCATACATAAGTAAAGGAACAGGAAGTAAAATAGTTAATACTGGTAAGGGTAGTATTGCAAAAAAGAGAGTTAGTGGAAGAAAACCTAAAGTTGATCTAGAAAAAGAAACAAGAAAGTTAGTTAGTAAAGCTAATGCTAGATTATCTTCATTACAAAGAAGATATAAGTCTGGAACATGGGCTAGTAAAAAATTAGCTAATAGATTAAGTTCTAATAAAATGAAAATGTGGTCTAAAGGTAAAATTAAATTAGGTAAGAATCCATCTAAAGCTCAATTGATTGCTGTTAATAAAGCAACTAATCAATTTTTAAATAGTTTAACATCAACTAAGAAAGGAATAAAAAAGACAAGAGAACAAACTATTGAAAGTTTAAGAGGAACTTTATCAACAGAAGATGAAGAGATGAGTTATGAAGATGCTGAGAAATTTTATGAAATGTTTGGAGAAGATAGCTTTTCTAATATAGCTGATAAAATAGGAGCTAGTTCATTACAAGCTGTTGTTGAAGATGCTATTGAAGAGGGAGATTCAGAAAATGATTTTATAAAAAGAATTGAAACTTATGCTGGATTGTCTATGAATGATTTGGATTTAAGAGAATCAGCTAAAACATTGTTTGAAAAATATGTATTATAGAGAGGTTAGTGATATTAGGTGCTTTATTGGAATAAATATAATGGTGTAGGTCATGAACCTAATATCAAAGGAAAAAGAAAATTTTATGATACTAATATTTATACATTTGATATTGAAACAAGTTCTTATTATATACTAGATGGAAAAGTTTATCCAGCTATTAAATATGATGAATTAGGAGATAAAGAAAAACAAAGAGCCATTAAAAGAAGTCATATGTATATATGGATGTTTAGTATAAATGATATTGTTTATTATGGTAGAACTTGGAATGAGTTGAAGTTATTTTTAAAAAGACTAAATGATCATATAGGTGATACTAAATATGTATTTATTCATAATTTAGCTTTTGAGTTTCAATATTTGAAAAGTAACTTTCATTTTGATGAGGTGTCAGCTCGTAAATCACATAAGGTTATAAGTGCTATAATGAGAGATTATAACATAATACTTAAATGTAGCTATATGATGAGTAATGTTGCATTAAAGTATTTACCTAAAATGTTTAATTTACCAGTTGAAAAGAAAGTTGGAGATTTAGATTATTCATTAATTAGAAATCCTAATACTCCAATGAGTGAAAAAGAGCTTGGATATTGTGAATATGATTGTTTAGTATTATATCATTATATTTTAAAAGAGTTAGAAGTATATGAAGATGTAAAACATATACCATCAACTAATACTGGAAAAGTTAGAAGAGAACTCCAGAACTTAACAAGAACTAATTTTAAATATAGGAGAATAGTAAAAAAAGCAATTAATACTAATCCTCATATTTATAATTTACTTTGTGATGCTTTTTTAGGAGGATATACACATGCTAATTGGATTTATGCTGATTCAGTTTTAGAGAATGTTGATTCATATGATATTGCATCTAGTTATCCATATGTTTTAGTTACACAAAAATATCCTAATAGTGAGTTTAGACCATGTAAGATAAAGAAAAGAGAAGAGATGTCAAAAAGATTAGCTTATTTATTAGTTGTTAGATTTAAGAATGTTAAATGTAAATATTACAATAATTTTATAAGTGCTAGTAAATGTAGAAATTTAAGAGGAGCAAAATATGATAATGGTCGATTAATTAGTGCAGATGAATTTGAAATGACTTTAACAGATATTGATTTTTACTTTTATTTAGATACATATGATTTAGAATATGAGATATTAGAGTGTTATTATTCATCCATGTCATATCTACCTAAAACATTAATTGAATTTATTCTGGATAAGTATGTTGGTAAAACTGAACTAAAAGGTGTTGATGGTCGTGAGATGGAATATGGAAGAATAAAAGGAATGTATAATTCTATATATGGAATGAGTGTTACTAATAATATAAGAGATGATGTTATTTATGATGATGCAACTGGAACATGGGAAGAAGTTCCACTTGATAATGATACAATAATTAAAAAACTAGGAAGTGAAAAGAAAAAAGCATTTTTATCTTTTGCTTATGGTGTTTGGGTAACAGCTTATGCTAGAGATAATCTACTTAGAAGAGTTATAGCAAATGATGATTATGTAGTATATTGTGATACTGATTCATGTAAATTAGTAGATGGTTACAATAAAAAAGTGTTTGATGATTATAATAAAAGTGTAGAAGATAGAATTAATTTTGTATGTAAGATTTTAAAATTAGATGTTAACAAGTATGCTCCATCTGATATTAAAGGAAATAAACACATGATGGGATTGTTCGAAAAAGAATGTAATTATAAAGAATTTATAACTCAAGGTGCAAAGAAGTATGCTTATATAATAGATGATAAAATACATATAACAGTTGCTGGAGTTCCTAAGTGTGGTGCTAAAGCATTAAATAGTTTAGATGATTTTAGAGATGATTTTATATTTAATTATAAAGATACTAATAAAAATCTAGTTCTATATACAGAAGAACAATCACCATTAGAAGTTACCGATTATTTAGGATTAAAATATATGATAACTGATAAGAGTGGTTGTTGTATATTACCAAATACATATAAACTATGTAAAAGTCTAGATTATGCTAATCTAGTCAGTGATGATTCAAGTAAAAGAGCAAGATTTAAGGAGGGATAAAATGAAAAGTATTTATTATGGTAATCATGACAAGTTTAAAAATACAACTAAAGAACAAAGAGCAAAAGATTTGCATAATATTATATGTCCTAGATGTAAATATCATAATCATGATGTTTATATTAAAAATATGAAAATGTAATTTATGTGGATGTGTTTTAGATAAAGATTATTTTATTAGAACACTTGAGAGGAGACTTCAAAATGGATGATTTTGAAAATTATGGATATTTGTATATAATATTAATAGGATTTGGATTAATTTTGTTATTCTTTATAATTAACTTTTATGATTTATCCAAATTTAAAAAATGTTATGATAATGATTTTACTCTTCATTATTGTGAAAAATATAAAAATTATTAGGAGGATATATGAAAGATACAAGAGATAGAAACGATTTAACATTTTTACAAGGATTCACAAAGATTAAAATATCTAATGCATGTAAATTTTTTGGTTATAATCAATCAAATTTAATGCAAGGAAAAAGTGGTCGAGATGCTGAAAAAAAGGTTCGTAAATATATAGAATATGAATTAGCTAATGCTAGACTTAATGAAGTTGGAGAATTAGGAGGTGAGATTGAATGTCAAGAAAAGTCATCCACTACTCAATAGATGAAATAGATAAATTAGGAGCTAATGTTAATCTAATATGGGGAGAGAGGTCTAATGGTAAAAGTTACCAAGTAAAACATAAAAAAGGTGTTATTCCATATTTAGATGATGTTGAACGTTACATTGATAATTATAATGATAAAGGTAAAATAATAAAGCTCCATCAAGAATCTGGGAAACGATTTATATTAATGAGAAGATTTAAAGAAGAAATAAATTCAGCATGGATTGAATCATATTTTAGTGATGTTGATATTGAAAAATTAACTGATGGTGAATATAATATGGTAACTCTATATAGAAAAGAAATATATTTAACTAAATATGATATAGAAACACATAAATCAAAAAGAGGAGCTAAAATTGGGTATGCTGTTTCACTATCTACTGAGCAAAATTATGCTGGAGGTTCATATTTAGATGTATCTGATATTATATTTGAAGAATTTATGTCAAGAACTACATATTTACATGATGAACCTAATAAACTTCTTAACTTCTATTCAACTGTTGATAGAAAAAGAGGAACAACAAAAATGTGGTTGGTTGGAAATACCATAACAAGAGTTTGTCCATATATACAAGATTGGGGATTAAATGAGATAATATTCAAACAAAAACAAGGAGAGATAAAAACATTATGGTTATCTACTGGAGAGGTAGATGATGATGGAACAAGAGTTGAAGTAAAACTTGCTATTGAACATTGTAAATCAACTGGAAATTCTTCATTTGTTTTTGGAACTCATGCTAATATGTTGAATAAAGGTGAATGGCAATCCGATCCTCAACCTAAACTTCCTAAAAGCTATAATGAATATAAAATGCTTTATAGATTTGCTTTTCATTATAAAACTTTTACATGGTTATGTGAGTATTTAATGGATAAAGAAACACATGATGTCATATGGTTTATTTATCCATATTCTGGAGAACTAAAAAATAATATAATTGTGTTTAGTGATATAATAAAGACAAGTCCATATTGGCAAAAAGATATTTATAATCCATTAATAAAAAATAAAACATTGGTTGATTTGTTTAAAACATTTAGAGAAAATAGAATTTTTTATTCTACTGATTTATGTGGAACTGAATTTAAGCAATCAATAGATTTTGAAATAAGGAGATGATTAAAATGGGTTTACAAAATTCAAAAATAATAATATGTAAAAATATTAAATTAGATAAAAGTTATAAAGATGTATTGGATTATCCAGAATCTCAAATGGTTCAATTATGTCAAAATAATGCTGTTGCAAGTGCAAACAATTATTCATTTATAAGAGGAGAAAGAGGATATATAAAAACATCATTTTCATATAATGATGCTCTAAAATGTAATTATATGGCATTTCAAAATCCAGATTATTCTAATAAATGGTTTTTTGCTTTTATTGATGATGTTATTTATGATAATGATGGAACAGCAAGAATTCGTTATACAATAGATGAATTTTCAACATGGTTCGATTATTGGAATCCAGAACCTTGTTTTGTAGAAAGAGAACATGTTAATGATGATACATTTGGATTACATACTTATCCAGAAGGATTAGAATATGGAGAATATGTTATTAATGCAACTGGTGATGTTGAAACTAATTTACAAACAACTGAATTAATTTGTATAGGGACATCATGGTTACCAGATAATACCCCTTTTGCAACTCCTAATAGAGTTTATGCTGGAGTATTTAGTGGAGTTTATTATATATTATTTAAGTTTACTGAATCAGCTGCTAAATTTGTTCAAGGAATGGCTGATGTTGGTCATGCTAATGATATTGTTAATTTATTTATGATTCCTTTATCAATTGCTAATGTTGATTATGATGATGGATGGTCAAGTGGTGGTTTAGGTAATCAAACTGGAATAAATTTTAGAGTTTTACCAAATTCAGCTGGTGTTATTACATTAAGAGATGCTGATATTACTTTAGCAAGACCTCAAACATTAAATGGATATGTTCCAAAAAATAATAAATTATTCTGTTATCCTTATAATGTTTTAGCTATTTCAAATAATGTTGGAACTCAAGCTGAATATAGATATGAAGATTTTATTAATAACACTCCAGTATTTAGTTTAGTTGCAGCTGTATCACCATCATGTTCAGTATGGTTATATCCTAATAATTATAAAAAGAATAATGGTGTTAAAGGTGGTTATAATTGGGGAATACCAGTAGCAAAATATCCACAAGGAAGTTGGAATGGTGATATGTATACTAACTGGATGACACAAAATGGTGTTAATATATTTGGAACTAGGATTGATGCTCCAACATCTCATGCTATAATGGGAAGTTTACAAGCATTAACTGGAGCTGCAACTGGTTCTTATGAATCAATTGGTTCTGGAATAGGAGCAATGTTTGGAGCTGTAACTGAGCAATATCGTGCAAGTATGATTCCTAATCAAATAGGAGGTCAAGTTAATTCTGGAGATGTTTGTTATGCTTTTAATAAAATGTCCCCAACATATTATAAAATGACTATAAGAGATGAATATGCAAGAATTATTGATGATTGGTTTACTAGATTTGGTTATAAAATAAATAGAGTAAAACTTCCTAATCAAACTGGAAGAACTTATTGGAATTATGTAAAAATAGGAAGTGGAGAATCAATTGGATATTCAACTAATACAGAAAGAAGTGTTCCAGCAGCATCAATGGAGATAATAAATACAATATATAGAAATGGAACTACAATTTGGCATTTACATGCTAACATAGGAAATTATAGTTTGAATAATACTATTGCATAATAAAAGAACTCAAATGAGTTCTTTTTATTATGTTGCTATTACAAAACCTACATTATTAGCATTTAATGTTAAATTGCTATCAGTAAATTTTTGTCTATGAAAATAATTATTAGTTACAATATTTTTAGCTGTACTATTAAAAGCCCATGTAGATAATGAGTTAATAGGAATTATATTATCACTTATTTTTTCAGTAAATGTTGCTGGTGTTAAATCCATATAAACACTCCTACTTGAATTTAAATTATTAAATGTATTATTGCAAATATTTATTATTTTCATATTACTTGAATTATTATGATCAGACCAAAGTGTTCCTTGGTCGAACTCTTCAATATCAAAAATATTATCAGTAACATCAATTACACCATTTGTATCAGAATGATAACTAAATATTGCATATTTTGATTTAATTGAATTATTTTTTAAATATATATTTTTAAAATAACCTTTTATTTTTCCAATTAAAACTGAATCATATATTCTAATAATATCTTCTGTTTGAATATTACAATTTATAGCACCACAATCAGTTGTTAAAGGTGATATTAATTTTGAATTATATATATTAATACTAGATTGATTACTGTCTCCTCCTACACATCCTAAATTTAGAGTTCCATCTACTCCACTAATATCAATAGTAGAATTATCAACATTAATTGTTGCACCTTTTCCACCACTAATAACAGCCATAAATCTTTGAGAATTAGCTGAAACTTTTAAATTACAATTACTAATATTTAAAAAGCCATTTATTCCTTGAACAAAACATAATCCAGAAACTGAACCAGTTTTTACATAATTTAATAAACCATTACAATTATTAACACTTGCATATGTATAACCAGTTGTTGTGTTTTCGTTATCACTTCCAATTATTCCACCTATACTATTAAATGAAGAATTTTCAACTAATAAATGTCTTTCTGATGGAGATAATAATGCATTTCTACTCATATGATTTTCAATTATAAAAGCACCTACATTATTAAAGTTGCTGTCTTTTATTTTAATTTCAGAACAATAATCTCCTCTCATATATTCATCAAAAATATTATTACAATTTACATTAGATGTATAAAATTTTGTATAAGTTAATGGTTCTTCCCATGAAGATGAATCAACCATTCCTAATTCAAAGCAATTTCGACTTGTTCCCTCTACTCCAGTTGATATTAATGTTGAAATATTTTCAAAATTACAATTATTAGTAGTAATAGTTTTTGCACTTCCAAAATAGCAAGCTGTATGAGTTGAATTTTTAAAAGTAATATTTTCAAGTTTAACATCTGATGGATAAACTCCAGCTATTAAATATCTTGTCATAAAAGTAGATGGAATATTAATAAGATTTTCAACATTACCATCTATAACACAATTTTTAAAAGTAATATTTGGTCTATTTAAATTTGATGATACATCAGTAAATTCACCACTATAAAATAATGAATTACTTAATAAATAATGAGTATTATCCATATCAGATACATCTAAATGATTATTAGTAAATATACAATTATTACCATTTACATAAATATCCTTATTAGTTTTCATATTAATATTTTTTATTAAATAATTTTCTTTTTCATTACAATTAATAATAGCACCACAATCAAAAGCATTTTGAACTGATTCAGTATCATCAGTTAATCCATCACCTTTAGCACCAAATTGTTTTATATTAACACAATTATTTTCTATTATTAATGTAGCATATAAATTATTAGATAATTCTTCTTGATAATAAGTTGGATTTTCAGTATTAGTTATTTTATATATTGAACCACCATTATCATTAATAGAATAATAACCTAATGTTTTAGCATAACTTCCATTAGTTAAATTAGTTGCATTTTTCATATCATCAACTGTATCAAAACACCAAAGAGCTGTTGATTGTAAAAATTGCTCAATTATTTGTTCTAAAACACCATCCTCTAACATTTGGTCAAGTTTATTATTAATCTCTTCTTGAACATCTAGATTATCAAAATAATTTCTTACATAGTCATCTAAATTGTTAAAAGCATCTTCTAATTCATCCTTAGTATTATTAACATAATCTTGTAAAGCTAAGAAAGATTGATACATTCTAGTAATTGAATCATTTTGTTCATTTTGATTAGCAATTACATCATTTAAGAATTTAACAACTAAACATAATAATTCATAATCAGTTAAAGCATCAAAGTCTTTTTCTATATATGGAAAATTAGTTAATTGTTGCATGTTCATTAATACAAGTTGTCTAAAACTTAAATTAGTTGTAATTGTTGAATCTGGTATATTTATATTTCCTTGCATTTTTATTCCTCCTTTATACTAATCCATAAAACAATGGTTCTATTTCTTCAAAGATCATTGTCATTATAGATTTTTTATTTTCAATAAATTCTTTATATAATTTCATTTTATCAGATGGTGTTCTATTTATAGTCTCAGTTGTATTTCTTGAATCAGTACCAGTAGATGCACTTGTTACACTTCCATTATCAGTATCATAATTATAATCAGTTATATATTTACCATCTCTAATATTTGCAAGTTGATTTTGTGGAGTATCTGAGTATCTTCTATCAGATGTATTTTGAGATGTTGTTGTGTTATTTAGAGAATTAGAACCAGCATCAGTAACAGTTCTTGTTGTTCTTTCTCCATCATTAAATATATTCCAATTTTCTAACATATCAAACATCTTATTATAAATTGGCATTATTTCATTCATTTTAACATTTAAAGCTATTTTAAAAGCATTTAATGTATCATAACCAATTCTCCTCATAAGAAAGTGATTTAATATCATCACCTCAAATTCTTCTTTATCTACATTTTCAGATAAAGGATAATCAAAATCAAATATATCTTCTCTTCCAGCACTTGCTAAATCTTTTATTTTTGTTTGTTCTTCTGCATCATAATTAACTAAAGAATTTAAAAGTCTATAAAGTGTTGGAGGTAAATTATAATCTGGAAATGCTGGAGGTCTAATAAAAGGATAAATTCTAAATACTCTCTGTCTCATTAAAATCAACCTCCTCTAATATTTCTTTTACTTCTTCAGTAGTTGGTTCTCCATCATAATATGAAACTTCAATGTTTGTTCCAAACTTTTTATTTATTTCATCAATAGCTCTTTTACGAGGTTCAAATCTTGAAAATCTACTTGCTATTGTTCCACCTTGAGATGCACTCATTTCATCTCTAATCATTCTTTCTTTCTTTTGTTCAATTAAATTTGCAACTCCAATTAAACGATAGAACTCAGCCCATTCTTTATCTAAATGTAGGTCAATTTTATCAGCAACAAATGGAGCTGGAGCTAAAACAACATTCATATCATCAATATCTATTGATTCATATGTAGCAATATTTTCTTCCATTCCATCAATATTAGATAACATATCTTGTAAAGTTCTTTTTTTATCTTGAGATGTTTTCCATATTCTTGGTGTTCTTTGTTGAACAATGTTTACATCAATTGTTCTTTTAGAAAGTGCAATTCTCTCAGCCATCTGACATATATCTAAAAAGATTGGATAATGACCATTATTATCATACATAATAACAAATTCATCTTGATTAAGTTGTTTGTAATAAGTACCATTAGCAGCTCTACACATAATTTTTAATGGTCGACCATAAATATCAAAGTTTCCTATTACATCATAAGGAAGTGCAATTAATCCTAATACTTCATCTTTAAAGAAAGCAATTGAACCATTTCTAAGAAGTGTTTTATTTAAATATGATACATCAATAAATTCTGGAAGATTTTTAAATTCAAAAACATTTTCAGCAAGTGTTAACATTTCTTCTCTATACATTAGATAAGTCTTCATATTAGTTAACTGACTATTAATTAATTTTTTTCTCATAATCTTCCTCCTCTCTTAGTTTAAAAAAGAGAGGGATTTCCTCCCTCCCTTATAGGATTATTAATCTCCAGATACATTTCCTAAAACTGTAATAGTAGCATCATCAGAAACAGTTGAATCATATACTGAAGTAGCTGTAACTGTAATTTCAGTTTCACTTCCAATTGTACTTTCAACATCAGCTGGAACTTTTAATAGACCATTTTGAGTAATTGTAACTCCAAGTCCTGCACTTGTATCATCTACACTCCAAATAACAGCTTTATTTGCAAATCCAGTTGTTACAACAGCAGCTGACATTTGTAAATCTTGACCAGCTGTAACTGTTGCTGTTGCAGGACTAACTGTTACACTTGTAATTCCAATTGTGTCAGTTGTAAATACAACAGCTTGTTTAAATGGTGAAGTAGATTTAACTCCCCAATAATGTAACCAATGATTATTCTTCATTGTTTCTGGATTATAGAAACTTGTTCTCTTGAATCCAGTACGATTTCCCTCAGTGAATACTTCTTCAGCATCAGTATCAGCTGCTCCATCTAAACGATAAGTTTTATTTTGGAACCATTCATCATCAATAATAGTTGCTGGAATTTTAGCAAGTGCTGTTAATTCATCACTTGTAAATGGTATGAATTGGTCTCCTAAAACTTCAGTTAAACGAGCAACATCATGATTTCCATAACCATCAATTAGAGCCATTCTAGATTTCATTTCAGCATCATTTCTAAAGAATGAAGTTGCTAAAACTTCAGTAGAAAGACTAGCTTCAAAGTCTGTATTAACAATAGCAATTTGTTTACTAAATGGAGTTGCTATTCGAAGTCCTGCAGGATTATAATTTGGATTTCTAAATGTCATTAAGTTTGAAATGTTCTTCATAGCTGCAACTCTTTCTCTTGCTGTTAAAGTATTATAATTAGCTATTTGAACACTTGTAACAGTACCATCTAAAATTCTTCTACATAACATATACTTATTAACTATATATTTATCATATTTATATCCTTCATAAAGTGATGATATAATTTCATCTATTAAAGTAACTAGACCACCCTCATTATAAAAAGCCATAGCCATTTGAGTATCTGAAGTTGTAGTCTTATAGAATTTTTGATAGTTTAATGGATGAATATATTCTAAAACATTTGGAACAACATTCTCTAGGAAATGGTCAACATCAGTTGCATATTCATTGTAATCAAATACATCAGCAATATCAACAGCCATTTCACGAGCAGAATCTCCAAAACTCATATATCCATTATTTGTAAAATTCTCCCATGGGTCCTCCCAATAGTTTCTATCAATCATTGTTAAACCAATTACATTGATAGCATTAATAAAAGCATTTTTGTATCTTTCATTATTAACAATAACTTGACCAATTGGAGCAATTGATTCACCTTGAACAGGTAAGTCAATATTATCTCTTAAAACTGGTTGAGAATTAATAATGAATGATAATAATTCAGCATCATTATGTCCTAACATATATTATTCCTCCTTTTTTTATAGTTCTTTGACATCAATAACTTCTTTTTCTTCTAAATCTTCATCTTCAACTTCTTTTTCTTCTTCATCAGATTCAACAGCTTTTAAAAATCTTGCTTTATATTTTTCTTTTAATTCTTCATAATCAGCTTTAGCTTTTTCAAGTTCAGCTTTAATACTAGCAAGTTCTTCAGATTCATCTGGAGAAACTGAATCAGTAATATCTTCCATTAAAGATATTTTAACTTCATCATCAAGTTCAAGATCATTTACTCGACTTGATAATTCTTCAGCACTATATTTAGCCATCCACATCTCCTCCTTGTCTTATATATACAATAAAAAAGAACAAATGTCAAACATTTGCTCTATAACTTCTCAATTTTCTAGCTAATAAAACCCATGGAAATTTTTTCTTTTTACTTTCTCCAGTTGGAGTTGGAGGTGTTTCTCCATATAGTAACCAATCATAACTTCCTCCAGCAGCAATATATGTATCATCTATATATAAAGCATCCCACATATGACATCCTTTATATAATCCATATCCACTTGAATTCCATAAAGGCTCTGATGTACTATCCATAACAGCATACTCCATATGTAAATGTTCTCCAAATGAAAAGCCATAATCTCCAGTTGTATAATATCTAAATCCTTGTCTAAACTCAGTACCAACAGATGGTGGTGGATTATCATTATGAGCAACTAATACTCTAACATATTTTAATCCACTTGGTGTATGCACTTTTCTTAAACTTTGTAAAATACAATTGTGATCATTTCCAGTGTATACAATTGAACCAGTAAATGGAGCATAAACAGGCATGTGTGTCATTGGAACTCCAGTTGATGTTACTGGTAAAAAATCTAAAGCATAAACATCATGTTCTGGTCTACCAGTATTTAATTTCATACATTCACATGGAAATAAACAAACCTCATAACCATCAGCAGCTATTTTTTGTTCATTAGCTCTCATTATACCTCTTTTGAGTAAACTGTTCCAGATTTTCCTCTTACACAAACATATCCAGATGGAGTTCTAGCCCAAACTCCTCTTCCTAAATCAACAAGTTCATAACAAGTAAATCTAGTTCCTTTTTTATATACAGCATAAGCATCTGGATTAGTGCTTGTTGCATGTTTTTTTCCATCTTCAGTTAAATCTCGAACTCTTTTAACTCCATAATTTGTTCCAGCTCCACATCTAACATACATATCACCTAAAGTTATATAAATAGGATGCTCTTTTGATGGAGTTGGTGCTGGTTCCTCATGATAGATTTTAGGTCTTAATCCTCCTCTTAATCCATTATAATAAATTCTTTGTTGAGTAAACTCTGGATGACCACTTTGATTTTGTCCTAAAAATATTCCTAATCCATTTCCAGAATCTTTTCTAAACATAGCAACATGAGAATATGGACAACTTCTTGATTTTATTCCCCATATAGCCCAATCACCATCAACCATTGAATCAGCTCTAACTTTATCAAAATATTTATTTAATCCAAGTTCATCAAAATTATCCCAGATTGATGTTGCATAACCAGTTGGATTACAAATTGAACCAAGTTTTAATCCAAGTTGTGTTCTACAAAAATGCTTGAATCCATCTACACATTGACAACCATAAACTCCATCCTCATCAAATCTTCTTCCTATTACATCATTATAATATTGTTGTGGTGTTCTACTCATCCTCATCACCTCCAGCAAATTCTTTACCATCACTAACTGGATTATCTTCATCAGCTATTATTGGAAGAACTTCTCCAATATCTTCATTTTCAACAATTATATCTTCTTTAATTTCTTCTTTTTTAATCTTCTTTTTTCTCATCTTTATCACCATCCAAAGCTACAATTTTATCTTGTATTTTAGCAACTTCTTCTTGAGATTTTTCCATTAAATTTAATTGTTCAATTATTAATGATAATTTAGTTTTTAATTTGTCTTTTTCTCCATCTAGTTCTAATCCTCCTAATATTTCATTTAATAATCTTAACTCTTCTCTTGATAACATATTATACCTCCTTAAAATTAATCTTCTCTTCTATCTTATCAATTCTATCTGTCATTTTTTCCATATTAATTTGCATTTGGATCATTGTGTTTGATATTCTTGTCATTGTCTCATTTAACTCTTTTACATATGTAAATATGAAATATAAAAGAGCTATAAATGAACCAATTCCCAATCCATTATCAACAATAAGTTTAAATAATTCTTCCATAAAATAATAACCACCTTTCTATCTAATATATAGCACAAGATGGTTATTTTTTCAATTATTTAGCAATCTTTACTTTTAAATATTCATGACCTTTAATTTCAGCTGGAACTTTTACAACTTCAATTTTTAAAGGTGAATCCTTTGTTGGCATTCCTTTAAGTGCTACTATTTGAGCAAAGCTATAATAACAAGTTCCAGAACCAGTTACATAACTCTTTCCATCTTCATCAAATAAACAAAGTGAATGTTTCTTTCTTATAATTACTTCTCCAGTTTCTTCATTAGTTGTTTCATTTGGATATTCTCCAATAGTTGCTCCAATAATAGTTAATACTTTTCCAGCACAATCATTTAACTTAAAATCAGCATCATTTTGAGCATTTAAGAACATATCAACTTGTTCTTCATCATTTAAATCAAGTGATGTCATTCTTTTAGCTTTTGATTCACCAAAAATATCTGATGTAACCATTATTGCATTTTTTACTCCTGTTCTTTTTTCTTCATCCATAAAAATTTCCTCCTCACCCGTAGGTGTTCTGATGTCGGTCATCACCCTTATTTTTTAGTGCTAATAAGCACTGAGAGTAACGAGAGGTTAAACTTGTTACTCTCACTACTTATTAACAAGTAGTGAGTTAATTAAGAACTCCATATCATATCAGTTGAATCCTCAATTAACATAAGATAAGGAATGAACTTTAGCTTTCTCTTAAACTCATCTTTTTCATATTCAGTATCAAAATATTTGAAAAATGAAAAGTTCTTTTCAGTATTTCTTAAATATAAATAAATCTTATTCATTTTTATCACCTCTTATATATTTATTTCTAATATAAATACTTTCTCCATTTTCTAGTAAATAATGAATATCAGCTTTACTTTCAGATAATTTACTTTTTAATATATCTCTTTCATTTTCTAATGTTAAAATTATATCATTTAATTGTTCAATTTCTTCTGTATATTTAACATTTAAATCCATTAAATCATCATTAAACTTTTTTTAAATATACAATATTCTTTATTAATATATCTTCATTATTCATTTATTACCTCATATTTAATTCCTTGTAATTTCAAACATAACTTTATTAACCAAAATATTAACTTGCTATTAGTTTTATGTAATGTTTTACATACTTCTATTTTATCTCCATCATCACCATGACTCATACTTATATATTCATATTCAATAATTTTATATTTCCAATATTGCTTGGCTCTTATATTAACTTTACTCATATTATTTATCTCCCTTTAAATTCATCATATGTTATTATTTCTACAATACTATTTGGATATTTCTTTTGATAATGATCTCTATAATCAACAGCATCTCCATAACATCTAAAACTATTTAAATACTTCATGTTCATTAATAC